CAATCAATAGTTACATTATTTCCACTATTATCTACTGCTACTGTATCATCTTTGTTATTTCCATTTATAGTTACAGCATTACTATGAATTGCTCTGATTGCTTTGTGTAAATCTGCCATTATGCTAATATCTCCATTACTGTTATTGATGATGCACCTCTAGATACTGTACTTGAATCTGCATCCCCCGGACTTCTATTTAAACGAAAAACATCAGAACCCTCTGCACACCCTGTTACTTTATAGGTTTGTTCACTCGAGGATGAGGGGCTATCAAGGAAAGATATATGATAATTAAAAAGTGCATTGTTACCTTCTTGTTCATGTCCTGTATTTACTCCTGCAATTTGACTACTAGCAGGACTACAATTAGCAATAGCAGTGCTACCTCTTTTAAGACCAAGAAAACATCTGGTGGATTCGTTTGATGTTGCTGTAACAGAAGCCAGTATTAAAATTTTAGAACTTGTGGCACTTGGTGTAATAGCCACACTCATTCCTGTTACATCGGTCATAGTAGAAGCACTAGTGCTAAAACTTACTGCGTTAGTGTGTGTTGAAACTACTTGACCAATCTTACCAAACGTAACTGCATCGGCTATCTTGGCAGCAGTGACCGCATCATCTGCTAAATCTGCTGTCGCAATAGTAGCGTCTGTGATTCCACCTGTAGGTATTGTTGTCTTACTCATCTATCCTCCTATGGTTTAGTAGGCCAAGTTGCACCTTCGCACTTAGCTACTGTATCTTTTCCTGCAGGTAAATCTCTTAGATTCTGTCGATATGTTTTCATATCATCACTAAGAGTGCTATCTGATAAAGCTAGATAGTCTGTCTCTGCTAATAATCTGTTTCTTTTATTTCTTAATTCAGCCAAGGCTCTAGCAGGTGCTGCATTAGCCCATGCTTGTTCTTCAGCATCTCTGGCTGTTTCTTCGTCTGCTGTGAACTGTACTTTAGTTCCGTTTATATTATGATATCTTGGCATTGTTTCTCCTTAATTAATTCCATACATTTCTATTGTACCTGAGTCTATGTTTCCGCTACTTTGTTTAAATCTAAATCTTGTTATAGCTGTTGTTGTATTAAAATAACCTGCTACAAGACTGTGAACAGTTGCAGTCGAATTTTCTCTCATGGCGTTTACATTACAAATAAAATGTTTTACAAAAGTCGTTGAACTAGGGTCAAATATACAAAGTTCTCCACTAAGACCACTATCACTGTCATCACCATTATAGTAAGATAAATGTTGAAAAGATGTGCTTTGTGCTAAATCATTATCAGTTCTATATCCTGTAAGTGCATCACCATCATTTTCTGAATGGTATGCTCTAAAATAAGTAGAGGTTATAGTTTGGTTGTAAGATGTGTTTGTCCCTGTGTCTGCTTGAAAACTAAAAATACTTTCTGCTGCAGGGTGTATATTAACAAACCTAAACTTATAAATATTATAAGTAGAATCTATACTACTTGTAAAATCTAATGTGCCACTATTAGACGCTGTTAGTGTAGCCAATTTTGTTTGTTCTATATCTCCTGCACCACTTATAGAATTTGTTCCTGTAAAAGCATAATTATCTGTTAGGTCCATTGACGCAGGTTGTATCTTACTTAATGCCATATAATGCTATCCTCCCTGAATCTATATTGCCACTATCAAATTTAAATTGTACTGCATTAACAGCCGAAGTAGTATTTGCATAACCTGATATAAAGCTATTAACAGAAACAGCATTTCCCGCTGCTCTATTAGTATTTGCTAAAAAGTGTTTTACAAAAGTAGTTGATGATGGATTAAATAAAAATAATTCACCACTAATACATTCATCATTTGCATTACCAACTTGTTGCCCTAAACTTTGAAAACCAGTTCCTTGTCCTAAATCTCCTGCTGTTTCGTAACCTACTGCAGCAGAACTGCCATCTTCAGTATGATAAGCATGAAAAAAGGTACTACTTTTAGCAACATTATAATTACTGCCACCATCAATACTCACATTAAATTCAAACTTTTTTTGGTCAGTTGCAGGATGCATATTTATAAATCTAAACAAATATGTTTTGTATGTATTATCTAAATCAACACTACTAGAACCATCAACAAAACTTAGTGTACTACTAGAACTAGCATCTAAATTTTTAATTAAAAATAATTTTTGTGTAGAACTACCGGGTGTTACAGTTCCAGTAAAAGCATAATTATCTGTTAAGTCAAAAGAGTCTGCTGTTAATTTACTAAGTGCCACTATACTACTCCAAATAAATCTATTGTTCCGCCTTGTATTTGACCAGAGGACATTTTAAACTGCACTGCGTTTATTGCTGATGTAGTATTACAATAACCTGAAAAATGAGAACTCCATGCCCAATCTCTAGATTCACTAAAACTAGAACTACCCATAAAATGTTTTACAAAAGTTGTAGAACTAGGGTTATATAACTTTAATATACCCGAAACTGATTGGTCATTGTCTGCTCCTAAATCAGCACCGCCTCCCATAACCATTTGAAAGTCCGTGCTTTGTGCTAAATCTCTACCCGCTGCATACCCAAAGCCGTAGTCACTACCATTCTCTAAATGTGATGCTTCAAAAAATGTAGTTGTTTTAGTTACGTTGTAATTAGAACCAGAGTCTGCACTAAAATTAAATAAAAAGCTAACATCATCTGTTTGAGCATGAATATTATTAAATATAAATAAATATTCTTTATATGTAGAATTTATGTTGCTAGTAAAACTTGCAGTATCATCAGAGCCGTCAGAAGTAAATGTGCTAATTAATACTAAAGGTGTTTCATCAGCTAGTCCTGATAATGTGCCACTAAAGCCATATGTACCTGCAAGATTTAAGCTACTAGCTTTGACCTTGGATAGTGATGTTCCAACTTCTCCAAATGCCATGATTAACCTTTACTGTTTGCGTCTTTTACTGCCTTGATATGTGTATACCAAGAACCTGTCTTATCTAATTTGCCATCATTAATATCATGATATAGTTTATCTAATTGTTCTTCCCACGATAAGTATTCTGTTTTTCTTTTTGCTAAAGTTGCATCTAAAGTTTCTTTTGTATTACCCGCAGTATCAAAAGCTGCTAACTGTGAGTCTGAAGGTTTAGCTAAACCCGATACTGACCATGTTACAATATAAGCACCATTACCATCAGAATCATCTTGAATTAAAATATTATTTTTTTCTGCATCCCAAGTTTTAGAATTATCCTCTAAATATAATTTTATTTTTGTCGCTACGTCTGCCATTGTTTCTCCTATACTAATTTAAATGCTTGCCAATAACTTTGACTTGAATAAACATTATTACCACTACCAGATGTTGTTTGAACATAAGTTTCTATATAATCACTTGCACTTAAATCTAGTATTGCATTATGATGAAAAGAAAAATCATTATCACTATTAGCATAGTTATATATATTTCTATCCATACCACTTACCGCAGAGCCATTTTTATAATATTTAAATGTATAATATCCTAATGAATTACCTATTTTATAATGTGCCATAAACAAATACTTCCCTGCTTGACCTGACGGCACTGTAAATTTATTAGAAGCAAAAGCACTATCTGAATCAAAAGTTTCAGAATCCCATGTCACTTTAACAAAGGTATCATTTGTTAATCCAAAATTACTTGAAAGTCTTACATCAAAATTAGGTGTGTTGGATGCTTTTATATAAGAGTAATCTATTCTTTTTATTGTACCTGCATCTGATATTAAAAACTCATCGGTGTCAGCAGGAGTTGCAGCTAAAGCATCATGTCCAGATATAACTGTGTTATCAAAAGAATCTGCATTGACAGTTCCTGCTCCTGCAGTAATTGTTCCTACTGCTTTTGCTTGATGTATTACATAAATATTATTTGTACCACTAGCAGGTGCGGCAGCAAATGTTAATGTAGTACCTGATAAACTATAGGCGGAGTTTGGGTCTTGACGAACATTTTCTACAAAGACTTCTATGTCTAGTGTAGAAGTAGGTGCAACGTCTAATGTAAAAGCAGTTGTACTGCCATTACCACTAAATCGTTTACCTTGTAAAGACTGAAACTGATTGGTTGTATCTATGGGTGTACCAACGTATGCCATTCTAGGTTATCTCCATTACTGATAAAATTATGTCTGCTGCTGCTGAAGATGTTAGTGAAAGAGCATCGGTTGCTTCCATTACAACTTTATTCCCTGCTAACAACTCAAGTGTACCGCCAACAGGAACGGGTGCATTGGTTACTAACTCAACTGTTTGGTTAGCCTCATTGTTTGCTCCTGCTCTATTGGAAGTATCTGAAGCCAAACTAACTGTTACAGTAATTTGACTAGTTGTTGTGTTACCTATCATGATTCCAAGAAGCACTGTTGTTGTACTACTTGCCACTGTATAGATAACGTCAGCACTAGTTACTCCTGCTTTAGTTATTGTTTTAAACGTATTTGCCATCTATCCTCCTATTATCCTAATGCGATTGCCAAGGCTGTTGGGTCTTCTTGAGAAAATCCTTGTGCCGTCATTAAAGTTACTACTCTTGATAATGCGGCTTTTTTATTTGTACCGCCTGCACCATCGTCTACTATAATTAAATCTGATGTTGTTAAATCTGCTCCAATATCTGAACCACCATCAATCTCTAATGCTGTCAAAGCCACCTTACCTGCCGTAGATATTGTAGCTAATTTTGTATCTGCAATCGCTGCACCTGAAGCTACACTTGCGTTAACAACTGCGTTTGCTGCAAGTTGGTCTGCTCCCACTGCGTCATCTGCT